AGTTAGAGCAGTACTTGTTACATTAGGTAACTCTTCTACTTTATATCTTATCTGATCAAAGCTTTTATTTAATGCATCAGCTGTTATAGCAGTACCAGCAGCAAATGTATTAGCAGCTGTGCTAACACCTGTTACTCTTTTAATTAATACTTTATCTCCATTAGATAAAGCAGATGTAAATGTTAGTTCAGCAGAACCACTACTACCAGCTATAGAATAATCTGTACCAGATGTTTTCTTAACATATATTTCTGCAGTAGCAGCAGCTGTAGTACCACCTGATATATTACCAAAGCCTACAATAGGAGCAGTCGTATAACCACTACCTTTATTAGTAGGTACACCAGCATTATCTAAAGATACTTGACCATTAGCTACATCTACTGTTAAAGCTGCGCTGCTACCACCACCACCTGAGAATTCAAGAGCAGCATTAGTTGCATCAGCATAACCAGCTCCAGCATTATTTAATACTACTTTTTCTACTTTACCTTGTCCTACATATATCTCTAAATCTGATGTGTTTGCATAAGGAACAGTGACACCAGAAACCACTGTAGGAGTTCCACTAATTGTAATTGTTTGTTCTGTTGCCATTGTTATTTATACATTGTTAAAATGTTTGCACTTTCTTGTGTCTTCTGTTGACGTTCTAGTTTGACATCTCTTTGTTGAATTATTAGTTCTTGGATATCTCTGTCCATCTTAATAGAATGCCAAGCTATTTTACGAGCTTTAGTGAATATTTTATTTATTATTATATTATGATGATAGTCACTAGTTTGGTATTTACCTCTATCTCCATTCCTAATATCTCTATGCATTTCTTCAATAGAAGCTATGATTTTAGGATCTTCAGCTAACTTATCAAGCTTACGTTCTAAGTTTTGCATACCTAAAGCTTCTTGAAATCTAGATCTGATATCTGGAGAATCAGTTAAATTAGTACCATCTGGAGCATAATAAACAGACAAACGTAAATCATACCCACTTTCAAATAATAGTTTTCTACCAGGTGAAGGGTCGAGATTTAATTGTAGTGGACTAAATGCATTCCACATTCTAGTAATAGGATCCCAATCTCTAATAGGTGTGTTGGGTTTCAGCATATCCCATTTAATAGGTAGTGGCTTACCAGCTATACTCTCAGTTAATAAGTTTCTATTTCTAACAGCATTATCTATACCAGAACTTAATTCTCTAGTATATGGAGTAAATAATTTACCAAGTTCATTTCTTAAACCAGCTAAAGGTACTGTGTTATTAGCAATATTAGCTAGGATACGTTCTGCTTGTCCAGGTCTACCTCCTACTAAATCTACAAATTGTTGCATACCAGCAAGATATGACTTACTAGTAACACCTTGAGCTAGTAAAAGAGATACTTTAAGAAATTGATCTTCAGTCCATTCTTCTCCCATTAATAAACTAGCATCACCGATATCAGCTATCATGGAGAATATTTGGTTGAATGGTTCAATAGAATCATATCCAAACGATATTCCTCCTGGTAGTGTTATATTCCTTTGCTTGTAACCACCATCCAACCATACCTGTCTATTTTGTCTATCAATAGGACCATTACCAGTTAGATCTCCTCTCATCCAAGCTTGAATAGCCATAAATACAAGAGCAGAGCCCATAGCAAATCTACCTGTCTGCAACGCCTTAGCATTAGCAAGTTCGGCAGCATTAGTTATACCATATTTAGAAACATCACCTAAGTTATTAGGAGTAGCAAAAGCTATATCATTAAATTCTTTAACTAAGAAGTTAAATCCAGGTGTATGCTTAGCAGTTAATTGTAATCCATTTACTCCAGTTCTAGCGAATAGGAAGAAAGGTTTAGCCCATGGATTAGCTTGGAATACTTGGTTTAGACCGCCAGCAAATCCAGTTAGCTCTTGTGTAAGAGTTACTTCTTTACGAGCAAACTTAGTAGCTTCATCAATTATATCTCCATTAGCATCAAAGATCTGACGATAAAAATCATCTTCATATAAGCTAATTAATTCTGGAGTTATTTCAGTATAAGCTGTTAGTTTACCTTTAGCTTGAGCATCCATAGCAGACCTCATAGCCTTCTCTCTCATCTTAGCTCTACCTAATATATAAGCAAAAGCATCATCAGTTGCAGCCATTAACTTAGTGGAGTAAGTTAAGAAGTTAGTATTGTTCATATTCCTAGCTAAATTAGCCATGTTGAACCATGCTCTATCTCCTACAGAAGCTCTTCCACTATCTTCAGCCCATCTTCTTAAAATTTCCCAGTTATCATCACCTTTAGTATATTCAGCGAATCTTGTTTTAACAGTAGATAGATCGCCTTTCCAGTATGAATTTAACCTAGATTTAAATAAGTCAAATGATTCTGGTACAGCTTGTATCATAGCATTTAATGAAGCTAATCCTGATCTAAGTGTAGCAGCATCTCCAGTAAAAGGATATCTAATAACACTACCAATAGCAGTAGACATAGGTCTGAGGAAGGTTGCTGTACTTGTACCCATCATAGCTCTTATAGGGGTCTTAGGACCGCTTAGGATGCTATGTATCATCACACCTTCTAGTTCCCTCATAACAGCACCGATCTGTGCTTTACCTTCAATCTCTCCACCTTTGATCATTTTTCTAGCCCATGCATCAAAGTCATCTAGACTGTTGACAGTTTGCATAGAAGAGAATGCTTCAAATAGAGCCATCAATAAATTATCATCTTCACTCTTATTAACGATATTAAGTATAGATTGAATAGACTGTCTAGTATCGGACATCTCCTTAGAGAGTGTCTCTTTTAGATATTTCTTTCTTTTACCTGCACCTAATTCCCTAAAATTTTGTGATTTAACAATTCTAGCTCTTTTAGTTTCTGTTAGAGCTACCATCATAGTATCAATTATTTGATCCAGTGGACCATCAATACTATCAAGATTAGCGAAGTCTGCTATTTCTCTACCAGCTATACCTCTATCTCTTATCTCTTGTAGTAAAGTACCAATGATCATATCAGCTACTACTACATTTTTACTTGTAATAGTTTTGATAGCATCGTCTGTACCTGCATCATATAAATCAAAAGATTCAAATAGTTCTTTTAAGTACTCATTAGCTGACATATTAGCTGGATTTCTACCCAATGTTATACGTTGATGTGAGATAATAGCATCACCAAAGACTTCAACTAGTCTTCTTCTACTACCACCTACACTATCTAACACCTTCTGAAATCTTTCAGTACTCATTAATCTTTTCAGAGTTTGTTCAGCAATATCAGGATCTACATTACCTTCTCTTGCTACTCTTTCTTTCATAACAGGTCTTACAACAGTACCAGAAGATCCTTCTTCAGCACCCCATTCCGACCTCTGTCTCTTCTGTCTCTCCCATACTATAAATGGATCATCTTGAGAGTAATGTGCAGCTTGTTCAGGGTTAGATAGAGGTTTATTCTTACTACCTCTAAATTCAAATTCATTCTTTCTTAGTTCTTGTAATCCTTTTCTAAGGGTTTCAACCTCTACACTTTTACCTCTATCAGCTGCAGCTTGTATTACTTTTGAAGATCCTTTACCTAGAAGTATAGAAGCACCATCAAATACAAGACCAATCCCCATACCTTCAACTATATTTTTCACTTTCATCCAGATAGGATGATCAGTATCTCTAGTACTTATTGGTGTATCTGCCCAGCCATAGCGATCTCTTAGCATACCTAATGCATTATGTCCATCTGATTCCTTAGATATCAAATCGGACACAGCACCAACGCCAGCAGCTCTGATTAAACTATTAGTACCTATAGCAGTAGTAGCTAATGCTGTTCTACCTAGTGTTACTTTAGCAGTAGGTATGATAGCAGCAGCCATAGAACCAAAATGAACTACACCTCTAGCGAATTTACCCCACCATGTTTTAGTTTCATAAGTTCTACCCATATTTGTAAAAGGATCCCACTCAGGTTTGTATTCTCCTTTTTCTTCTCTTTCTCTTTGGATTTCTCCAGTAAGAGCATCAACAGTACGTTCTGGGAAGGTGGTAATTGAGGAGGCTGTATCCTGTAAGCCTCCTGCACCGATTGATACTAGTTCTTTTGCGAATGCCTTAGCACCCCATTTTTTAGCGTTTCTTGGATCTTCTTGTTCTGATACAGCTTGCTGTTCTGCTGATTGTTGTTGCTGTTGTAGCATACTTTCAGCTTCTTGATCTTTAGATACTTCATCTAAAACATTACCATATCTCTGAACTTCTTCAGATAGACCATCCACGCTAAGTTTATTTGGATCTATTTCCATTAGGTTACCTTAGTAATTACTGTCATCTCCTACAATCATTGTAGATAAGTTATTTATTAAATTTGCAATTAAAATTCTACCCTCCTGAGATGCTTTATCTGAGGCTTCTATTTGTTCTGCAAGTGGTCTTAAATCATGACCTGTTGGTATAGATCTTAATAAATTATCTAACATATCTCTATCAATATCATTGACCCAATCGAATGGATCTGTAAGAGCAACATCACCAACTGTTCTAACAACATCTGTTACTATTTTATTAAATTGACTATATGTTTCATCCATAGATTCTTCTACTTCCTCTAAAGGTCTTAAATCTCTAAATGTCAAACCACCTACTACTTTATCAGCAGCTCTACTAAGTTTATTCCAATCAATTTCTCCTGGTTCAGTTTGTCCTAGTTTTGCATTTACTTGTTCAGTAGCTATAGCAGGTAACATATACTGTGGATTTGAGTATATATTAAAATCACCTATAGATTCCATATATTCATTATTCAATTCTTCATCAATAATACCAGGAACTACCCAACTATAATCTAGAGAATTCAATGAATGTTCTTGTTCTGATTGATATATCAAATGTCCATATAGATCTTGTATAGTTAAGTCAGGTCTATTAAGTATTTTAATTGCCCAATTAGGATCTTTAGAAGCAGCTATAGCTCTAAGTGTATTTGCAGGACTTGGATTTTTTAATAGTAGTTCTTGTAATTCATCAGATACTTCTAATCTTTCTGGTATAGGATCTCCTGCTTTATCTGTGAATCCTGTAGAGGCAAGTCTAACTTTAGCAAATTCTTCTGGAGTTAATGTTTTACCATCATATTTTAATTTACTTCCAC